CACAGGTAGATGGACCCGTTCCAGAAGCTTGTTTGCAAAAGCAAACATCCAATTCTCCTCTTACTAAGAGGACGAATCAGTAGCGAAGGGGCTGTGGCTCTCGTCGATGCTAGCATCGAATGAACCCGCCTCTTCTGCCAAGCGCACTGATTCGACATTCGCCACCCATTTCGGATACTTCCAAAATGGTTTAGCGAACTCAATCTTGGTGATTCTCAAGCTTGGCATTACAAACTGTGTTTGTAATGCTGAACGTAGTTCGTCCGTTCTTATATAAGTACGGACTGGCTTGGGAAAAGACCAATCGAAGTTTTCTTTCTCCTTGTACTTTCTAAGTTCAAGTAGTCTAGACTTCAATATTTGCCTCGCTCTTTGTTTCTTGACAACCTCCAACTTTGTTGTAGGGTCATGAGCCAAAGTAACATAGGCGTTCTCTTTGCTGGTTATCAATGGTACCTCTCTGTCAATGCAAGTATACTTGCTGTTGGCAAAGTGCCATAACCGCATACGACTAATGGATATTCCAGTTCCCGCAGCTGATTGAGATATTATCTCTTCCTTTGCGGATGCTAGCATTTCCTCCTCGGTTTGAGTTTTGCCCATTCCTGCCTTAATCAATTTATTGATCAAGACATTTGTAATGGACACTCCTCTTTCCCATTCCTGCACCGTTTCGTTGTACTTTGGTTCTTCAGTCCTGACTGTGAACCGAGCTGCAATCGATCTTGCCTTTTCATTCTCCCTTATCGATAGATCGTAAGGAAGCGTGAGACCAAGACCTCCGAATTCTGGTGGTAGATACGTCATCGGATTTACGATCAACTTCCATTCCATCCATGATGGCATGAGAAGTCGAACGAAAACCGATTGTAAATTGATAAACGTTTTGACTCGCGCATAGTATGTGCTTAGTCCTTCGTCTACCTTTACATCTTCTAACCGAAGCGTTTCTCGCATGTACTCAATGTCCTTGGACATTTGTAGTGACTTGCCGATTAACGGGTCGGGCTTATCGAAATTTTCTTTTCCTCCCATTTTCTGAAATTGGGTCAGGAGTCGTAATTTCGGAACATCAATTTGAATGAATCTTCTGTCACGATCATTTATGATCGCTTTGGCTTTTGTCACTGGGTTGTAACCTGGTAACATTCCAAAGAGTTGGCAGTAAGAAACAAACTTCTTGTTTATATTGTACTTATCCCACGAGATCTCGTAAGCCATCGATTCCATTACTAATGGAATCCGTAGCAAGGATTCGTATGATCCGATACCCAAATGATCATCCCCTGCACATGTGTAGGCTTTGACATCTGAATGGTATCTAATTTCACTGGGTGACGTTACCAGCTTGAAGTCTCTGACATCATTTGCTGGCGATTTCACGGTCATACGCCAGG